GCCCCCTCCGCCACTTCCGCCGCCCCCGCCACCTCTTCCACCTCCGCCACCTCCGCACCCTCCGCACCCGTAGCCGTACCCGATGCTATGACTGTCGACCCTTTCGCTGGTATTGTAGTATCACTTACTACCGTATTATCAGTTACTTTCGTATTATAATTTATAGAAAATGGAACCGTAATTTTATAAAATTCATAACCGTTAGTTATTATTGGTTTTGGTTGTGGTGTTATATCAGTTACCGGGGGTGTTTCTGTTTTTGTAGCTTCTCTATACATATCATATTGATGATTATACATATAATTATAAATATCATTACCTACGTCTTGATTACTTTTGAAATCAGGCGTTAAAGCCGAGAATGAAGTTTCTGGTTCAAAACTAACTTCTTTTGATATACTTTTTGAATCTAATACATAATATTCTATATCACTAGTAAAATCTTTCTTAATTATTTTAAAATTATCAGTAAAGTAACTAGTTGCTAAATTTTCATTACCCTCTACGGATTTCATCATTAAAGAATAACAAAATACCGAAGATAATAGTATTAATAATAACAAAATAATTATCATATTTTTATTTTTAAAATTGAAAAACATTGCTTATTATATAAAGTAGATAATAAAAAAAACTTATTAATATTAATATTAATATTAATTAATAATGAAAAAAAATAATCTTCAACATAATTACAACCCCGAATCTAATTTATTTGAAATTGGTATTGATGAAGCAGGCAGAGGACCTATGTTTGGAAGAGTATATAGCGCTGCTGTTGTTTTACCTAAAAATACAAATTTTAAATATGAATTATTAAAAGATAGTAAAAAATTTAGTTCTGTAAAAAAAATTAATGAAGTTGCTGAATATATAAAAGAAAATGCTTTAGCCTGGGCGGTATCTTATGAAGACGAAAATATAATTGATAATATTAATATTAGAAATGCTACTTTTTCGGCCATGCATAAATCTATACAAAATATAATTTCTAAATTAAAACAAAATCACCAAATTAGTAATGAATTTTATCTTTTAGTTGATGGTAATGATTTTAAACCATATACTTATTTAAATAATAAATCTAATATAATTGAACAAGTTAATCATATAACTATTGAAGGGGGGGATAATAAATTTTGTTCAATTGCTGCCGCTTCAATATTGGCTAAAGTTGAAAGAGACAAATATATTATAGAATTATGTGATTGTTATAAAAAATTAGACGTATATTATAACCTGGCAAAAAATAAAGGTTATGGAACATCTCAGCATTTAAATGGAATAAAAAATATTGGCATAAGTCCATGGCATCGAAAAACATATGGATGTTGCAAAGAAGCTAAATTAAATATTTATGATTTCTATCTTTAAACACTAAGTTTAACTCGAAGACGACGATTCCATTCATTCTTATATACCTTTCGCTTATTCCTCTTCCTATAATTCTTATTTTTTTTTACAATAATTTCTGTAAGTGTAATATTTTCTGTATTTAGATTCGTGGCCTCGCCCTTATCTTCTTTACATTTTGTCTTATAACGAGTATTCATTTTATGGCCCTTTTGTAATAGATATTCATATTTATAATCTTCATTAGATTCTACAAATTCATAATTTTCATCATCCTCTTCGTATGACTCTATTTGCTGTTTTGCTTCAAGTGTCTCTGCTTTCAAATACTCTTTATCTTCATCGTCTTTTACTAGATCAAATTTATCTTGTTGATGTTCAGATTCTGGGTCAGATTCTAGATCAGCTTGAGTTTCGGGTTGAACCAGAACAATATTATTTACTTCTTCTTGCGTCCTCGGCTCATAAAACTCAATTTCATAATTATTGGGATAATAAGGATCGTCATAAACCATATTTGCGTAACCAGTAATTAGATTTTCATAAAAACTTAGACTGCGATTATTCTTATACCATTCACGAATCTCAATAACAGCATATCCATAATATGGCTTATCTTCTACATAATATTCTGGTTCTGGATGAACTCGTACATCTACATTCTTTACATCTGCAATTCCATAATAATCAAACCAATGAATAATATACGGAATATGCTGTGGTAGAACTAGATCTGGAATAGTAAGCACCATATTTTTATACATCTCTTCGTTATGGGTTAACTGCATGTCAGTGTTTATATTGTATTGATGTTATAATCAATATTGTTGAATCAATTTTTTTTTTAATATAAAAAAATTGATTATTATTTTATATTTTAATTTTATTCAACTATTATAATATATGAAAATTCTTGTCTTTGATACTGAAACTACTGGTCTTCCTCAAAAAGATGAATTTAATAAAGAACCATCAATTTATGATTTTGATAAATGGCCATTCATAATTCAAATTAGTTGCATACTTTATGATCTCTCTAATAATGATACTATTATTAAAAATAATTTCATCAAAATAGACAACTCTATTGTAATCCCTCCAGAAAGTTTTGAAATACATAAACTTACACACGAATTTCTTAATACTAATGGTATTAATATTATTCCCGCGTTGAGAGAATTTAATAATTTACTTAAAATGGCTGATATTATTGTTGGTCACAATATTTCATTTGATAAACGACTTGTATTTGTTGAATGTTTACGACACAATATTCCACAATATTTTACTACTTTCAAAGGAAACGAGAGAATTAGAAAATCTGAATTCTGTACTATGAGAAAAACCACCAAATTCTGTAATTTTGTTAGAATTAGTAAAAAAACTAACAAACCGTATATTAAAACACCGTCACTTAGTGAATTATATTTACATCTATTTCCCGATTCTACTTTACCTAGTGAATTACATAATTCTCTCGTTGATATACTTATCACAATCAAATGTTATATAAAATATAATTATAATTATAATATTGCTGACTTTAATTATAAAATTAAACAATTATGTATAGAATATAATATAAATTAATTATATATATAATATAATATAAATTAATTATATATATAATAATGAAATTAGTAAATTTTATAAAAAAAAATATTAATTATATTTTTCTTATTTTTATTGTAATATTTGTTTTTTATATTTGTATATCTTTTAATTTAAATGAACCTTTGAGAAATAAAAATAGAAAAAGAAATAAAAATAGAAAGAAAAGATATAAATGTAAAAATCCAAAACTATGTGAGTCTGATCAAGAAATATTATATAAATGTTTAAATAAAAATGATATAGAAAATAACACTGATTTCCATATTTTTAAAGAATGTAATAATTCAAGCACAAAGTATTACACACGACAAGATGCTAATAGTAAAATTAAAGAAATTAAATGTAAAATAAATGATGAATGTGATAACAATTTAAAAAGTTATACATGTATTAATAAAAAGGATAAAAGTAAGATAAAAAATTCTAATAATAATGGGTGGATTAAAAATTTTGATGACAAATACAATAAATCATGCAATGATAAATGGTGGTGGTTTTGGTGATAATATTATAAGAAGATTAATCAATTTCTTTTTTAATATTAATTTCATTATAATTAATATTAAAAAATTAGTAAATTTGTTTGTATTTTAGTAATAATAATACACAAATTTTTCCATTACCAAAAATATTCTTTTCAATATTATCCGCTACACATTAAACAATCATCATCATCATCATTATCTTGTTTCTTTTTTTCTGGTTCAATTGTAAATTGTTGCGCATTATGTTTTGGTTTCCTTCGTAAATAATAAATACCTGTTTTTAATCCTGCTCTCCAACTATAAAAATGCATATTTGTTAATGACTTTGGTTCTGGATCTTCCATCCATAAATTCATACTTTGTGATTGACAAATATATAATCCGCGATCACGAGCCATATCTATTAAATTTTTCATTGGTATCTCCCAGACAATCTTATATTTTTCTTTTAAATGTTCTGATAATCCTTCTATATATTGAACACTTCCTTTATTTGCAATAATATTATTTTTAATTTTTTCATCCCATAATTTTAATTCTAATAATTCATCCACTAAATACTTATTTACCATTACAAATTCACCAGCTAAAGTTTTTCTACTATAAATATTACTTGTTATTGGTTCAAAGCATTCATTATTTCCTAAAATTTGACTTGTACTTGCTGTTGGCATTGGAGCACACAATAAACTATTTCTTATTCCATATTTTAATATTTTTTCTTTTAAATTGTTCCAATCATATCTATCAGAATATGGTTTCTCGTTCCATAAATCAAATTGAAACAATCCCTCACTCATCGGAGATCCCATAAATGAACTATATGCGCCATATAAATTTTCTTTTAATTTTTCTATTTCTGCTCTAATTGGTTTATATTTATCTAAAAATCGTTGTATCTTATTATCTGTTGCAATTGTCACATCAACTGAAGCCCCTGTTACGTTATAAATATTATAACTTCTACAATGAGATTTATCTGTTGTAAACCTCCAATTATTATAACCATATTCGGTTGCTAAATAATCCATTGCTTTTGTTCTTTCATGACTTATTTCATAACTTCTTTCTAATGCGGCAAAATAAATTGTCTCAAAAATTAATTTGTTTATCTTTATTGCATTGTCTGATGTAAATGCTAAATCCATCTTAAAAAAAGTATCCGCTAATCCCTGTACACCTATTCCTATTGGACGATGACTATAATTACTTTTTCTTGTTTTTTCATTTGGATAAAAATTTATATCAATAATATTATTTAAATTTGTTACCAATACTTTTGTTACTTCATATAATTTATCATAATCAAATGTTTTATCGTCTTTTACATACATAGATAAACCAATTGAAGCCAAGTTACATACGGCTGTCTCTTCTTTATCACTGTATTCTATTATTTCACAACAGAGATTACTTGATTTAATAGTGCCTAAATTCTTTTGATTCGATTTTTCATTACAAGAATCTTTATATAAAATATATGGTGTTCCTGTCTCCATTTGTGCATCCAAAATTTTTAACCATAAATCGCGTGCATTTATTTGATTATTATATTTTCCTTCTTCTTCGTATTTCATATATAACTCTCTATATTTATCACCATAACTATCACTTAAACCCGGACATTTATCCGGACAAAATAATGACCATACCTTATTTCCAATTACCCGTTCCATAAATAAATCGCTTATCCACATTGCATAAAATAAATCTCGCGCTTTTGATTCCTCGTCTCCATGATTCTTGCGTAACTCTAAAAACTCTTCTATATCTGGATGATGTGGCTCTAAATAAATCGCAAAACTTCCATTCCTTTTACCTCCTTGATCCACATAACGTGCTGTTTTATTAAAAACGCCCAGCATAGGAATTATACCATTTGATGTTCCATTTGTTCCTCTTATATGAGAACCAGAAGAACGAACATTATGAATATGTAATCCTATTCCGCCTGACCATTTTGAAATTTGCGCACATTCTTTTACTGTATTAAAAATACCATCAATAGAATCATCTTCCATTGATAATAAATAACATGAACTTAGTTGTGGTCTTGGTGTTCCGGCATTAAATAATGTAGGTGTCGCATGAATAAAATATTTATTTGACATATAATCATATGTTTCTTTTACCTTTTCTATATTTGCACCATGAATACATAGTGACACTCTCAACCACATATGCTGTGGACGTTCAATTATCACCCCGTTTATTTTAATTAAATATGCCCTTTCTAATGTCTTAAAACCAAAATAATCAAATAAAAAATCGCGTTTATAATCTATCATCTCGTCTAATACTTCTTTATTTTCTTCTACTGTTTTCATTAAATCATCATGAATTAATTTATAGTTGTTTTTATTTACATCTACAAAATCATATAATTTTTTAATTGTTTCGTAAAAGCTACCTAATGTATTTTTATGTAGATTTGAAATCGTTATTGCACTGGCTAATTTAGTATAATCAGGGTGCGTTGAACCCATAGATGCACACTGTTCGGCGGTTAATTCATCTATATCAGTTGTTCTAATATTATCTTTTAATTGATCTATAACTTTCATTGCCAATTGACCATAAATAACATTTTTTAATTCTAATTCCTTTCCGCTTGTCTTAATACGTTTTAAAATTTTATCAAAGGAAATAATTTCTTTCTTACCGCATCTTTTCAATACGTGCATATCTATAACATTAGATTTATTATTTGTCATTAATATTATCTAATTATACTATTTAAATAAGTTTAAATTGTTTTAAAATAATATTTTTATATTTTTTTGTTTTTAAATTTTTTATGCTTTTTCAAAAGTATAAAAATCATTTACTTGTTTTAGATAATGCAAAATAACGCAATAACAATTTTGTTAAACAAGCAATAATAGATAGTAGTAATAAATATTTATTTACTCTTCCTTATTAAATAAATTTGTATCTATTAAACATCCACCCATTGGAAAATCACTTCTACTTTTAGCATCACCGAGTGATAATTTTCTCTTTTTCTTTATTCTTTCTTTATATTTTCCACTTTCTCTCTCTTCTACTAAATTTTTCCAAAAAACATCTATCATAGGTAAAACGTTTTTGAACCACAATTTATTTCTTAATACCAAGACGCAACTAATTTTTACTAATTTCCAATATATTATTGTAATTAGCTGTAAATCTTTGTTCTTTTTCATTTCTTTACTCTCCCATTCTTTATATGCCGTTGAATGTAAATCGTTTAACATGAACGGTGCGTATATATAATGTGGCGATTCGTCTTTTAAATATTGCAATATGATACCTTTATATTCTATAGTATTATCATTAATATATTCTTCTTCAGTATCATATTGTAAAAATTTTGTTTCTAAAAAATCACACTCGTTTAAATTGCAGACCTCCATTTGTAATTGCATCTGTATCCAATATTCCATTTTGGGAATACCGGTTATCTCTCGCGAAACTACATTCTTTATTTCTAACATCCGACCATATAAATTTGAAGTTGGATCACATACTATTCCGTCTGGTGATGCGGCAATAAAACTATGATCTCTATGTGGTATACAACCAAATTCGGTAACCGTGGTTTTATAAATATATTCATAATACAAAATTGATACGGGTTCGTATTTTTGACCCCAATGCATTGGACTATTTGTATTTGTCACTTTGAATTTATTTATATTTAATGGCTCGCATTTTTCTAAAATTAATTGTGTTTGACTATATTCGCTTACAAATATCTTGTAAATATTTGATGCTGTTAATGTAGAATTTCTAAATATATACCATTCGTCGGTTCTTTGTTCGGGCTGAACTATATTTATGAGTGTATTTAATTGTTTATCTATCTTGGTATAATTTATACTATTATTTCTTATGTAACTTTTACGATATGACCTCTTTGGTATTACATACTTAAATACAAATGATAAACCCGTATTCAAATAATTCTTTAACATAATTTTACTATCTTCTTTTGATATACCATATATATCTTCTAAAATATTACTATCAATATATTCACTTTCCATTAACTCCAAACTATAATCATGAACAGTATCATACAAATCTATATACATTAATTGTAAAATATTATCATATATAAATTCTATCATCGTTGAAACTATTGTTAACATAAATTCTATATCCAAATTTTTTATATTATATTTATTTACTAAATAAACTAAGTAATCATTATATTTATTTTTATTCATATAACTTAATTGATAACATAATATTTAAATTATATTATTTTATCAATTTAAAAAAAATAAATTTATTATTTATAATTTACTTTAAAACTACTTGTAATTCTTTAATTATTCATGAATTTTTATAGTTTTTGATTTAATCGTCTTTCCTACATGTAATGATTTTATTGTTGATACATGTTTATCATCTTTTCTTAATAAATAACTTCTTTCTTCTTTATTAAAATATAAAAATGGTACATTTACTATTTTTTTATTATCTTTATCATATAGTACTTCTTTTGTTTTTAGTAAACATTTTCGATCTAAACAACGAACTATATAGTTTTTTAAATTTAATAACTCATCGTCTGATAAATTATCTTTACTTTTTAATGTATCTGCATACAAATTTAAATGTTTTATTTTTTGTGTCTTATTTAATTTCGACCACGTTTCTTTCTTATTTGCACTTGACTCGCTTTCCAAAAAATTTGATATCATCAAAGTATTACTTTGATTCTCATATTTTGGACTTATATCTGTTCCATTTAACAACATCGTCTTATATGCTATATTTTTCAATTCTTGGCAATTATCACTTTTTTTTGATTTTTTATCTTCTTTATCATCTATTATATTATTACATATATCGTTTGTTATTATATTCATACTATATTATTATATAACTTTAAGTTTATACTCTTTTTTTTATATACTTTAACTATTATTTTTGTTAATCTATTTAAATTAAAATCATTTTATATATATTATATGAAATCTATTAATCTTTACAACAAACAATCACCCACCAAAGCTCCACCCAAAACACGAGAAAAAATTAATAACCTTCCTAATGATATTTCTCTTAATATTATTCAAAACATTAATAACTATCCGTATCAACTCAATCTCATTAACCTACTTTATCTTCAACAACCTTTTTCAGAACAAAAATTCCTTATTGCCGAACTCAAATCTAAAATATCATCTTACAAACAACAAGACATTAAAAAAAATATTCACGAACAACATAATTTCATTTCTCTTGAAAACGTTATTGAAAAACTTGTTTCTTGCAAACTTAAATGCTACTATTGTAATAAAAATATATTCATATTCTTCAATAACGTTCGTGACCCCGACCAATGGACTTTAGACAGACTTAATAATCTTCATGAACATACTTCTCAAAATACCATTATTGCATGTTTAAAATGCAACCTCGAAAGACGACGCAAAAACAGTCAAAAATTTAAATTTACCAAACAACTTCAAAATAGTACCATCAAAATTACCAAAGTTCCTTAATTTATTGAGGAGGGAAAAACATCATTTATATTTAACAAAATATACCTTCTTCTTGTAATGATTTTAAATCTTTTAAATATAATTACACATATAAATTCCCTTTTTTACAAATCCATTTTTTTTATAATAACTTTCTAAATTTTCATCACAGTCTAATATACATTTATAACAATTATATTGTTTTGAAATATTTATTACATATTTTAATAATAATCCACCTATTCCATGCGACCTATATTCTTCTAATATTACCAAATCCGCGATATGTCCACTACATCTTCCATTATGAATTATTTTTTGCTCTACTATTGATGTTATTCCGCCTACTATTTTATTATCATTCATATAAAAATATATATTATGTTTTATGGGTAATTCTGATATCTCTCTTTTCAATTTTGAAAATGTTAATACTTGCGGATCTATTAATCTAAATCCATTATATAAATTTATTATTTCATTATAACTTTTTTCTGTTAATTCCAAATCTTTTATATTCACTATCATTATATTTTTATATTAAATACTATTTAAATATTTTAATTTAAATACATTTGCAGCCACATATTAATAATCTATGAATCTAACCACTCAAAATGACCTATTATTAAATAAACTTATGATTTTTTACAATAAAGAAAATAATCTTGATAAAATGCTTAATATTATTAATGGAAAATCTAAAATATCTCTCCGTATAGTTGACTGGTTCGCTACTAATTTCTCCAAAAAAAATTACACTGTTTACCCCATTGATAAAAACGATACTATTGATAGATTTAAAGTTTATAATGATTATAAATTAAATTTAAAAGCTTATTCCAAAAAAAGATTTGATCCTTTCTGTCGATGGGAGAGAATTACTATTCCATATAAAGAAAATACACACATTCAAACGACTTTAGGACAGCTTAATTTTTTTGCATGGGCACTTCAAAATAATGTTATCAAATTTATTGAAGAAAATTATGACATTATTGACAATGATATGAATCAAAGAAATAGTTCCACTAAATCCAAAAACTTTTCTATTAATTCTAATACCTCTAATACTTCTACCGAGACTACTTCATCCACATCTAGTTCAGGATCATCTTCATGTAATAATTTTAACAAAACTCGTAAGAAAAGAGAAGAACTATCTTATAATGCATCTAAAGGAGTTAAAAAAGAAAATGTCGATGTTATTATTTCATTTTAATTTAAATTTTATATATATATATTAACGCTAATGTCACCGAAACTGAGGTCGGCCATGCAGATCGGGATAAATATAGCCACGTGCAATAGAGAAACGCGGGATACAAAGTTTGCAGACATCAACAGATAGCTTATTGCCCGGTTCCTATGGTGGGGGCAAAAAAAAGAAAAATTAAAAGAAAATCTAAAACATGTAAAAGAAATTAATTATTATTTTAATATATAAATGAACAAAATCATTTATATATTAAAATAATATATAAATGAACAAAATCATTTATATATTCTTATTTGCTTGTTTTACTTCTCGTATAGCTATATCTATTTTCTCTAAAATTATTAATGTTAATTATCTTCCTATTATGGCTATATTTACATCTATTATATCTCTCGGTTTTCTCCGAGGATTTTTACTTAACAGTCCAAAAATTGGATTCTTCGGCAGCAAAGTTTGGTGGCAAAACTATAGAATAGTTCATTCCTTTAACTTTGGATTATTCTCTCTTTTAGCATTTTGTAAAAATCCTAATTCTTGGATTGTTTTATTTATTGATTCTTGGATTGGACTTATTTTTTTTATTAATAAATACTTTTTTTGATTATAAATTTATTTCATTTATATTTATAATTAATATATTATGGAAAAAACTTATAAATTTATGAAACCTACCGTTATTTTAGATAGACCTAGGACCGCTCATGATATTAAACCAGAAGTCTATAATATTTTAGAAACAAAAAAAAATTATTTGGTTTATTATCCTGTGCTTGTTACTTCCCGCCTTATTTCTTATAAACCTACTTCTTTAGGTTTTGAATTTGAAACTAGAAATACTATTTATATATGTGATTGGGTTCCTACTCTTAGAATGGTTAGTAAAGAAGATTTTAATAAACTTCGCAATAGTATTTAATCTATTTCTTTTAATTTATCTTTTACATATGTTTCATTACATATTTTTTTCACTATCTTATCATCTATTCCATCTATCGGCTTTCCTAATTTAGACATCGCTTTTGCATAAAACATCTGTTTATCATCATCTTCCATAAAATCTGGATTCTCTTTTGTCCAATTTGTTAATGCCGTATAATTCTTATTTGAAGTCTTCTTTATTACCTGTTTTATCTTCTCTTTTGATTTATCTTTCTCCCAAGTATCATTATCTTTTATATATAAAGTCTCTCGTTTTGTATCCGTGCAATGAACTGGTCTCTCATATAAACTTAATTTACTCATATTTTCCATTATTACATTACTTATTCCTTTCTCTAAACCATTCGTTTTTGTGAAATCTAATTGCTCTAATGAAACTTCTATTGATTTTATAAAATCACTCATATTTATTGCATCTTTACATTGTTCATTTAAAAATACATTTATACTAAACTGATTATTTGTTGTATTATGACTATTATTTGTATTATTATTTCCAATTTGTGGAACCAATTCTTTTATTGTATTTGTTAATTCTTGAATTTGATTTCGTTGCTCTTTATTTTCATTTATAATGTCTAAAACTAATTCTTGAGATATTATTGGTTTTGTATTATTATCAATAATTTCTACACATTTTTCTTCATAAGTGCATTTCTTTTTATGCACCGACAAACCTTGTTTATATTTATATTCTTTTCCACATTTACAAACAAATTTTTTATTTTCATTTAATTCGTTTTCTGTTATTTCGTTTTTAATAAAGTCATCATTTATTCGTTTTTTATGTTTATCGGTTAATAAATGTCTATCATAATCTGTTTTTTTAAACGTTGTAAAGTCACATATTTCACAACAATATTTTTTTTTCGTTATTTCGTTTTTTGTAGTCATTATATATATGATAAGTTAAAAAACTCTCTAAATTCTTTTATTTTTTATATAAAATATTAATTTCATTAAGTGTAACTTGTAAGGTCGTTAATATATTTTCTATGTTTTCTATTTTTGCAGTATTACATTTTTGTTTTTGTATTATATATTGCATTTTTTCTTCCAATTCTAACTCAGGAATATCTTTATTATTAATCCCATCCACCATGTTCTCTTATAAAAGTATATAATTTAGAATTACAATTATTACAACTTGTTTTATGTTCTGACTTTCTATTAACAAAATTTGTTGTATCTCCTATATATAATTATTTAATATTGGGGTCTCTACAAAAAATTTTATAAATAATAGTATTAGAATAATCAATCTTCTTTTTAGGCATTATACACTCTTATACACTCTTATACACTCTTATATTTTAATCAATTTTTATAAAATTATTTTTTCGTTTTCAGTCATTATTATTCGTTTTTTAGTCATCAAAAGTCATCAAAACACGGATGACCGAAAATAACGAAAAAACGCCAAAAAAATTATGGTAAGGACTTTTTCACAATATTTTTTTTGCTTTTCACACCTTAAAGGTTAAAATCACTTTTCAAAATGCAAGTTTTTTGAAATTCCGTAAAGGCAAAATTAAAACTATAATTAGACATTTTTTTGTCCAAAACCTAAAAAAAATTTGACTTTTGGAATTTAGAAAAATTTTGCACTTTGAATTTCAATAATATTTTTGTTACCTTAATGCTCTAAAATCAAAAATTAGGGTTTTTTTGGGTTTTTTTCTTTAAGTTCAAAAATAAATATATATAATTTTTGAATCGCATAAATATAAGTAGATATATAAAAAAAAATTGATAAAAAAACACATAATACTATATAATAGTGCAAAAGGAAGAGAGATGTTTTGTAATATATTTGTAAAAGTGATGGAATTTTTAGGACGACGGCGAATTATAAATGATAGAGAAGATAATGAACCATATTTGGAGAGATATTATATTTTCTTGAAAGATAGAAAGAATTTTCCATTCAATATATTTATACATAAATTTTTAAAATCAGATCCAGATGATTTACATGATCATCCATGGGAATTTAGAACAATAATTTTAGCAGGTGGATATTGGGAGCATAGAGAAGAAGGAACTAATTGGAGAGGTCCAGGAAGTTATATTTATGCTCCAATAGATACATTTCATAGAGTAGAATTGGATAAAAATATTCCATATTGTTGGACGTTATTTATACCAAGCGTAAGTACGAGAGATTGGGGATTTAAAACAATAAATGGATGGATTCAACATGAAGAATATTTCAAAATGAAAAAAAAAGCAAAGATTCATCCAATTTAATTAATAGAAGTAATAAGTGTATATTTATTTTTTTTTGTATTAAAATTAATTTAATAAATAAGTTAATGGGATTAAATCAAAGTATCCATAAATTAAATTTTGAAGGTATGCAAAATATATTAACCAATAATAATAGCAGGGGAAAGTTTTTAATAATAAATACATTAGATGCAAAAAATCAAAGTTGTTTAATAAAAAATACATTATCACCATCAAGAGAAATAGAAGAAATAACAAGATTATTGAGAGAAGATAAAAATATAAACATAGTTATTTATGGAGAAAACAGTATAGATAGTAAAGTAATAGAAAAATACAATCAATTATATAAATTGGGATTTGTAAATTTATATGTATATATAGGTGGTTTATTTGAATGGTTATTATTACAAGATATTTATGGAGACGATGAGTTTCCAACAACATCCAAATTAGTAGATATTTTAAAATATAAAGGAAAATCTATAATTTAAAATCTATAATTTAAAATCTATAATTTAAAATATAAAATATAAAATATAAAATATAAAATATAAAATATAAAATATAAAATATAAAATATAAAAAATAAAAATAATATATTATTTATATGAATTTTATAAAAAATAGTATTAAAAATTTATTGCAATTATATGTTTATGATAAATCATTATGTATTATGTTAGGTACAAAAGCCAGATGGTATCAATTACATTGTTTTATAAATTTGTTAATTACAATAGAAATATTACCAACTGTGTTAGATATATTAATTGAACCAAAAAATGGTTACAAATTATTAGATAGAGATGTAACAAATAATATGGTTCTAGCAATGCATATTTATCATGTATTTATCTCAAATAAAATGGGTTTATATGATTGGTTACATCATATAATATTTGTAGGATTTGGAGTGTTACCAGGTATGTTATATATAAATTCAAATCAATTATATCTTCATAAAATAGCCTGTAGTGGTATACCAGGTATAATTGAATATGGAAGTTTAACTTTATATAAAAATGATAAATTATCAAAAATTAATCAAAAATTTATTAATACAATTGTGTATGTTTATTTCAGATTACCTCTTTGTATTTTCGGCACGACTATGAATTGTTTAGCATATAAAAATAGTTTAATTAAAGATTCATTATGGATTACAATATATGTAAATTTATTATTATATTTAAACGGAGTAGTATTTACATATTTGACGTTTGATAGTTATGGTAGAACAAAATATTTGAAGACAAATGAATAATATAATTTATTAAAAATATAAAATTATATAATTTTTTTTAGTTTTCTTTTCTTTCTTTATCTTTTTTAGCCATATATATATATATATATATAATAATAAAATTTATGGGTAATTAATAATATTTAGACAATAGTATATGTTTTTCTTTAAACACATAATATGTATTCTCTTAAGCTTAAATCATATTAACAGTTGCGTGGTATTTAATACGGGGTTAAATAGACGGACATTATTAAAAAATAGTTTATCGGCATCAAATAATCTATATTTAGAAGATAAAGAAATAAAGCCAGATGATTATGCTAAATTAGCAAAAATTAAAAATAGTATATATTTAAATGGCCCATTAACAGATGAATCGTGTTGGACGATAACTGAATCATTAATAAATTATAAAAATAAATTATTACATTCTAATAATAGATTTAATAATATAAATTTATATATCCAAAGTCCAGGAGGTTCATTATTAGCGACTTTGGCACTAGTAGATGAGATAAAAACATTCGAGATACCTGTCCATACATATATAAGAGGTTATGCAGCATCAGCATCAACATTATTATCAGTTGTAGGTGAAAAAAAATATATGTATAGCCATTCAGTAATGATGATACATGGTATAAAATTAAATGGACAAAAAAGCGATACTATATTAGATGTAAAAGATTTAAATTCAAATGTAGATTTATTTATGCAAATAATTAAAAATATTTATTTGGAAAATACTAAAATATCAGAAGAACAATTAGAGAAATTTTTTTATAGAGATAAATGGATTTCTGCAAATGAAGCATTAAGTTACGGTTTAATAGATGAAATAATATAAAAATTGATGAATTAAAAATAAAATAGTAATTAAGTATAAATGACGAACAACAATAATATATCGAGTATCAATAAACATATATTTAATGAGATGGTGAAATTAGAGTATACAGAAGATAATATAAATTTATTACAAGATATTTATGTATCGTCTCCTACAAATAGTGTATTAATTGAATTACATAATTTTATTCAAGTTAAAAATGAAATAAAACAATATTTATGTCATATTTCACTGCTGCATAGAAGAGAAAATTTAGATTTTGAACCAGATTCAATTTATATGATATTTTAAATCATTACCAAATAATTTGTTGATTATTTTGTTTTAATAAATTATTAATTTTTGAGAAAGGCTTAGATTGAAAGAAAGGAGGATAAGTTTTGTATTTTTTAAATAGAGATAATGGAGATGGATGAGATGAAACAATAATATGATGTTTATTGGTGTCAATATTTATAAGTTTTTTATGAGCGAAAGCTCCCCATGCAACAAATATAATAGGATTAGAAGAATTATTTAATTCGTGAATAATCAAATCAGTAAATTTAGACCATAATTTCATTTGTGATGAAGGTTTACCTTGTATAACAGAAAGGGATGCGTTTAATAAAAGTACACCTTGTTTAGCCCAAGATTCAAGCGAATAATCTTGTAAACTAATTCTAGTGTCGGATTTTAATTCAGCGGCAATATTTTTAAGGGAAGGCGGGGGTTTTGCGTTAGTTCCAAAACAAAGCCCAGTGGCTTGATTCGGCCCGTGATAAGGGTCTTGGCCTAAAATAACAATTTTAGTTTCAGAAATATCAAAATATTGAAAACATTTAAAAATATTTTCTTCTTTAGGAAATATTTCTATATTTAATTTATTATCTATGTATTCTTGGTTTAGATTATTAATTTTATTTAAAATGTCAGAAATATTATATTTTTCAAAAATTGGAACCCACGATTTATTAATTGAATCCATTAATATAAATATAAATATAAATATAAAAATTATATAAATTTTTCAAAAATATAATATTATATATATATATATATATAATGACAGGAGAAGAAAACGCAAGTGATGTTAGCGCGACAAATAATGAATTACTTCACCAACAAGATAGTGATGATTTAGATGACCAATTAGGTGGTAAAAATTCGCGTCGTCGTCGTCGTCAATCCAATAAAAAACATCAAGGTGGAAAAAAAAGAGGAAAAAACACTAGAAGAAGAAGAAAACAAAAAGGTGGAATGGGCGAAGAAAATCAAGAAAATCAAGAAAATCAAGAAAATCACTTTTCGCTAGAAGGTGGTAAAAAAAGAAAAGGGAAAAAAGGGAAAAAAGGAAAAAAAGGAACCAAAAAAAAAGGGAAAGCGGGTAAATGGATTCAGCACGTTAAAGCATTCGCCAAATCGCATAAAATTAATTTTCCATCTGCACTAAAACATCCTGATTGCAGAAAAACATACAAAAAAATGTAAATAATATTATATTTTAAATATAAAAAAATATAATATTTATCTTTTTTTAGTTTTATCTTTATTTATGGTTACTATTTTTGGTTTTCTTTTTTTAGTTATTTTTTTTCTTTTTTTAGTCATTTTTTTTCTTTTTATTTTTTTCTTTCTTGCATTAGCAGTTTTAAATCCTATGATTCTATTTTTATTACTATTTCTTTTATCTTCTAAATTTTGTTTTTTTATTTTATCTTTTAAATTTTCTTTAATTAAACCATCATATGAATCATTATTTAAATGATTATATTTAATGCGAAATTCTCTATCTTGTATTCTATTATCTAAATCGTTAATTAATAATTTATCCGAAATATTTATTTTATTTGATATATCCATTTATATATATATATATATATAAATAAAAATTGATAAATAAAAATTGATAAATAAATAATAATAATAATAATAAATAATAATAAAAAATAATAATAAAAAATAATAATAAAAAATAATAAAAATGTTAATAAATTATAATAAAGTATTACGATGTGAATGTCGTAATATTACAAATAATAAAATTTGTAAAAGAAAAAGTAATATCCTATATATTGTAGAAAAAAAATTGTATTGTAAAAATCATTTTCATTATTATAGAGATATTTATGCGCTGAAGATTCAATCAATATGGAAGGGATTAATACAACGAAGAATGTTAGATAAAATTTATAAGAGATTACCCGATGAATTACAATATAAAATTTTATATTACATAAGACGAGATACATATCAAAAAAGATATAATAAAAGAATACTCGATGCGTTTGAAAAAAGAATAACTTCCATATATAAATTGTATTTTAATAATAGATTATCGAACGATTTTATATACGAAACCATTATTATAAATAATTCCAATAAAATAATAAATATTTGTCGATTATTTCAAAAATATAATGTATTAAAAAGAATAGAATATTATAGATATGAAGTATTAAATATAGTAAGAATATTTGGACGTATTATAAATAATATGGCAGACCGGGAGGAGTTCATTGCGGGGTTTGAATTGCAGATGCAATACAAATTAAAAATAAAAAAACTAGATGATACATACAAAATGATGAATATTATTCTAATGGACAGAAATAATGAATATACTACTATGGAGTTGGATTTATTTAATTTAATTTAATTAGTCATAAAATCAAATACTTTATCCATAAGACAATCATAATATTTATTATTAATAAAGATACTAGTATTAGTTTCTTCGTTTCCATCAATAACTAATACAATACCTTTTTCAATTTGATCCGGCGAATAAAGCCATATATCGTGATAATAATGGCAATTTTGGAGATAAGATAATGGAATAGATTCTCCTGTTCTAGAACGTTTTAAGACTCTTTTTTCACTGATATGAGGAGTAGTTCTAATATAAACAATTTTCATTTTTTGAATACAACCAGAGAATTCATCAAACCATTTATTGTATATTTGATATTCAATTTCATTAATTTTATTATCTTTATATAACATTGTAGCAAAGACATTTTTGTCGGTAAATATAGACCTTTCTGTAATTATAATATCATAATCTTTGGAAAGAGCATCTTTAAGTAATTTAAGACGACTAATATATGCCATCATTTGAAATGCGAAGCCATATTTTTCGTTATTATTATAAAATTTTTCAATAATATTTTCTCCATCGTTTTTATCAACAATAGATTCCCATATAGAAACAGGTTCTTCAAGAAAACAAATTTTGCAATTGTAAGTTTTAAAATTACAGAATTTTTCAAAATTTTTTTGAAAATATTTTATAACTGATGATTTACCAGATCCAATATTACCATCAAACGAGATAATGATGGGGTGTTTAGTGTCTGTTTTAGTCATTTAATTTATATATTTAAATTAATAATATATATAAAATAAAAAATCAATTTTTTTAAAAATCAAACAAAAAAATATATTATAATGTTTTTGTTAATATATTTTTTTTATTATTGTTCAATATCGAAGTCGCGTGTCGTGTAGCGTTGTGAAACCTAACAATCTATCTATTTATCCAAATAAATCCACAAGATAGACGATATAGAGATAAAAAGCGCCAAACGACATACCAGATAAGATATCTTTATCTCTTATCTGATACAGACACAGCCATATTATCCCAATATCCAGTAGTGACAGCTCCACCGACTGATATGACAGGTCATGTCCAATCATATTAATATCTCCACTGCGCCTAGTCATAGGGACGGGTTTTATTTTTTTATCGATAGTGCTAACTAAACATATATTGCATTCTCTGTCGGGAAACATAGTTTCGTTTTTAGAAATAGACACATGAGCTCCCACCCCCTTGTATCCTTGGGTATTGCTAATTGAATTAATTTTATTCAAACCAATTAGCATAGGCAAAATCATTATCGCTGGTATAGTATATCTGGTATAATTACAAAAAATTATAATCAATTTTAATATAATTATTTTAAAATAGATATAAAGATTAAGAATCTATAATATATGTTATAGTGATAGTTGGATATTTAATTAGTTAAATGCCGCTTCTCTATTATTTTTTGAGTGTTGATGCCCGAGCGGTCCAAGGGGTACGACTCAAGTTCGTATGGCTTCGGCCTCGTGGGTTCGAATCCCACTCAGCACAAAACTAAATATTGTTTTTATTTAGTTTTGTCCCTATTTTTATAAACAGAAAAATATTTGTTATTATAAAGGTATGGTTGTAATATTCAATTCCTATATTTACTTTTAATGAATCCGGTAGCTTATTTGACTTCTCTCCGTTGTATTGTCCATATTCTATTTCTTCCGCGGATTAATAGTTTATCATAAGATTTCATTTTCAACATATTGGATAAAATCCTAAATTCTCTGTACAATGCCTCGATTTTATTTTCTTCATTGATGGTTAAATTTAGTCTTTCCATATATATAAATAAAACAAAAGATGTATATCCATACGTATAATTATAAATTGTTTGTCAATTTAAAAAAGATATAACATAAATTTTCAATGAATAATTATTATTTATTAAATAACTTATTTCTATACGCAGTAAGCTTTTCGTTTGAATATTCACATGTAAATTCAAAAACAAAATTGGTAGGATAATTATGTAAATCCACAATCCGGCCGTATGTATCTAATACTTGGATATGTAATTTTCTAATTCTTACTCCACCATAGTAACTTCTTTTTATGGTATAAGTTGTTTTAGAATTACTATGATTATTAGCAAAAGGAGTTCCGGTAGTTGGAATTCTAGCTAATATATTATCGCTAGTTATAGTTTCACCAAAGCCCAGTAAAATTAATTGTTGCGATTGATTACCGACAAAATCATTTACTGATATATATAACCCAGAATCGTTGGTGTGGCCGTATATATTTCTAGACTCTAAAAATCCATAATAAGTATAAACCCCTACTGTGGTAACATAATTAGTATCATTAAACGCTACAAGTTTATATATCGAATTTTCTATGTTGTATATTTCAGAGAGAGTATACCCGAATGTTCCGAGGCAACTTAATGAAAAATTTATTTCATCCATATTACTTTGATGATATGGTTTATCATTATTAACACATGTGGATGGAGTATATATATTGCGGATTGAAAAAGCTAATTCCAAACTAGCCATATCATCATATGATATATTAGCCCATGGATAAATATTTAAAAATGTATCTATTTCTTCAAGTGTTTTAAATCTAAACACCGGTCTAGCAGATGACTCGGATACTTCAAATTTTAAATATCGTAAATATTTATTTTTTGTAACATCATTATATGCAATATCAAAATAATAACTAGATATAAAATTTTCAATATCGGAAGCAAACCATACGCCATCTGGTATTGTAATAACATATTCAATGTCTTCGGGTAAATCATTGCTATTTATACAAACAATAAATTTATTATTACCTTTTTTTTTTGAAAAAGTATAAATAATATTGGGTATGTCACTGTTAACTAATTCTAGTGAAATAACATTATTAATTGATTCAGGCAAGTCAATTATAAAATTAGTTGATTGAGATATTTTATCACATATTTTATTTGGATTACCAGCAACACCACAGTTAGCCGGTACACTAAGCTGAGAAGCGGGTGATTTAAATTCGGAATTAATAGCTACTTGTTTTTTTATAGTGTTATATGTTTTTGGATTAATGGGTATATTAGATTCGTTTACAGTGTTAACATTATGTATTTTGTTTTCTATAATATTAGTAACATTGCTTTCTAATTTATCTATCTTATTAATTAATTCTTCATTATTGAAATTATCAGAAAATTTTTTGGTGTAATTTTCGTTTTTTTTATGTAAATATAATAAGTTATGTATTTTTGTGAAAAATATATTTAATTCATCCGCTAAAGATCTGTCGTCTAAATTTTGCAATTGATTTATTTTATTACTATAATTTTTTTCTAATAATTCATTTGTAAATTCATCATTAAGATTAATATTTAATAATGTTTTTAATTCATTAAATGAATATGAATTTATGTCTGTATCAAAATTACTCATTTTTATATAATATATTATATATAATCATTAATTTTATCTAATAAATATAATAAATACAATAATTAAGAATTCATTTTAATACCTAATATAGGACCAAGGCCTCTATTAGTATTTAGAGCACCATCAGTATCATTTGTAATAATAATATTATAGTTTATAGTTAAATCTACATTATTAATATTAACAGTTTGTTTAAAAGTAAGAGAATCGCCTATATTAAAATGTAAAAAATATAATTGATTATTTCCATCAAAATAATCTGGTATAATTGGATCATTATTATTTAATGCACCAAATAATTTATTATAACTACAAGCATTTATAGATTGAATAATTAATTGTTCTATTAAATCAGCAGTTTGACTAGACGTTCCCAACGTTTCTATATTTGGGTTAGTAGGATTAATAAAATTTTCATTATTTGCATTGCCAAAATCACCGTTTGATAAAAAATGTGACATATGTTGAGCTAATGCATTTTTATAAATTATTTTATCATTATTGTTACCTGTAATTGCATGACGTATAAGTTTATTATCTCCAATATTTACCTCTATAGATTTATTATTATTAACTCCTATTATTTTATCGATACTTTCTTCAAATAAATTATCTTTCATATCTTCTATTTCTCCGGCTAATATTTGTTGAGATGAACGAGTCATTATGTCTTTTATTTCTGCAATTCGCGCAAAATGATCGATTGGTAATTGCAACCCCATAGTTGATGCAACAGAATTTCCACTAATAAATTTTTCTATATTATCAAATATATTATCTTCTATATGTAAGTTATTTAAAATATTTGTTCTACAACACTTTGATTGACTATGAAATGGATTATTACTTTCGGCGAAAAGATAGTATGTATATCTATTATCAAATATATACGGTGATCCACATACATTATTGGCAGTAAAAATTTTCTTATATAATTTTAAGAGACCATGGTCAACGCCCATATAGTATTCGCCGTCACTAATATCGATCAATGTCCAACCGTCAATTGGCACGCTCCAATCATATATTGTTCCACTTGGATCATCGTCCTGATTTCCGTTTATCATATATACTACTGTTTCCATGTTAAATGTTACATAATTTAAATTTTCACCCGCATCTGTAGTACCCCGACACTCGGTTATATATATACCTTTTTCTGCAAATTTACTAGCATCATAATATGCTGGCAATTGTAAATCTACTATAACAAATGTTACAGGTTGACCAATTTTCCCATGAAATGTAATAATTGTATAATCGTCGACCAATGTTAGTGGATTACTATTTGCTTGATTTACCCCTCCATCAATCCAATTTACAATTAATTTTGGAGTTTTACTAAATAGATAGTGGCAATATCTATTATCAAATATATATGGAATACCAGTAATATTATTAGCAGTAAACTCTTTCTTATATAATTTTAAGAGACCGTGATCAGTTCCCATATAGTGTTCTCCGTCACTAATATCAATTAACGACCACCCATTAATTGATACACTCCAATCATATATTATACCGCTTGGATCGTCGCTTTGATTTGCGTTTATCATATATACAGTTGTATCCATGTTAAAAGTTACTTGATTTAAATTTTCCCCGGAATCTGTTGTTCCAAAACACTTTGCTATATCAATTCCCTTTTCTGCAAATTTATTTGTATCATAGAATCCCGGTAATGGTTCGCCAATCTCCCTACGAAATGTTATAACAGTATTATTATCGACCGGTGTTAGGGGATTACTATTTACTTGATTTATACCGCCATCTATCCAATTAACAATTAATTGTGCCGGGATAATACCGAACATTAGGTCGGCGTGAAATTTTGCAATTTTTAAATTGACTTCCATAACCATTATTATTTATCTTTAATATAAATAAATAATAATAAATTTAAATAGTTTATAACATAGTCGCTCCTAAAGTGCTACCCAGTACTAGATGATTATCTAACTCGGCGTCTGTATTTGCCTTGACGGTTAAATTGAAATTTACAATTAGTGTTTCGACCGCGTCCTCACCACTTATACCTTGAGCACCACCGTTATTTGTAGATATAGGTGTACCAACTGTTACAGTATTTTTAAATGTAAGAACATCATCTACTTGAAAATGTAAAAAGTGGAATGCTTTTTGACCGAAGCTCAGGTCCACCAATTCAGGCTTTGGGTCGTCGTCGGTACCACCGGAACCAGGCTCCGCTGTAGCGCCGAGAAGTTGATTTATTCTGGGGGGAGTAAAGGATGCCGCTTGCTGTATAAGTGCACCTATAATTGAATCAACATTATTGGTACCAGAAGGATCGGTTGTGCTGCCAGCAGCACTAGTTGGATTTGTAAAAACGGAAGTACTGTCTGTCTCCCCACCATTAAAACTGGGATCTAAATAAAAAGCAACGTGTTTATTTAATATAACGTCAAACGCATCGCGGTTGGCGGAACTGTCCATGCAGTCGGTCGTCAATGCCGCCCCAACATTAACTTGGTGTGCTTTCTGGGTGTTAGCGCTCGAACCAACCGCACTATTGGAAACGTCGTCGCCGAGAACTTTGCGTTTGAACGTATCAATCGCGAGGGCTTTTACTCCATCAATAGAGGTTGCGTTCGCAAGCTGCGACTCCTCTGTCATAATATCAACTAACTCTTTTAATCTTAACGCGTTCTCAACTGGAACCGATAATCCTAACAAATGACCGACTGAATTACCAATTAGAGTATTTTTGGCGGTTAGATAATTTGCGTCTGTAATTGTTAACGAGTTTAATATGTTGGTGCGACTACACTTTGTGTCTACATCACCACTTGATCCATCCGTAAATAAAACCGCAAACGTACGATCTATCCAAAATTTAGCAATATCCATTTCGACATTAATAACATTGAGCCCGCTAGAGATAACGGGCGCCACTGCGAGCTTTGTTAAATTTGCGAATGCGGCGGAAGCGCAGTCGGTACCTGTTAACTGGTAGTTAACCATTTTACACTTATGTTATATAATTATATTTTAATTAATTATATTAATATAATTAATTAAAATATAATTATATTAATTATATTAATTATATTATTAAATTTTCCTAAATAACTTTTATAGCTTAAATATATTATAAATTTTTCTTTATAGTATTTAATATGAACATATTTAAAAAGTCAGATATTAATGCCCGAGCACAAATTACAAAAACAACTAATTCACTTGAATTAAATAAATTTGAAAAAATGCATAAAATAGTAGAATCTAAGTTAGGGGGATTTTTATCTGATTACGCAATAGGCGAAGTTGATAAATTAAATGACGAATTTACAGATGACAAATACAAAAATTTAGGTTTGATTTTAGGAAATCAAAACAACTTTACAAATGTGGATGCATACAATTATAATAAATCTACCTTTATTAAATATTGTTCTACGTTTCATCGTGTTTTAGATGGATTACATATTGCGCTTATAAATAATAATGAGTTGATTTCGCGAACAGATGATTTGAGTGGAACTTTATATGTTTTAAGTACTGCTGAAAATTTAACAGAGTATTATATTGAAAAGTTTACCGGAGCAGCATATGGGTTTGATGCATATTTAAGCATATCAAGTAATTTAGAAACATTAAATTTTAAAGATGAATATAGAATATATATATTAAAATATGGGGTTCCTGATAATTTAAATTTTGAATCTGAAAAATTATCAGCAATTAGAATAGAACAAGGAATAACTTAACAAAATAATAAATATAAAAGCATATTTATGCCTAGAAATTACTATTACTATGTATCTAGATATACATTAAAATATTTTATTTAGACATTTGAAGATTTAAAAGGCCGACTAAAATTATTTGTAATATAAATAAATGTTTTGAATATAAATATATCTCATGACAATATTACGTGATACATTAAGGAGTCGCGCTGGGTTCGGTGCAATAAAAAATTATATATAAATTTTTATTTTAAAAATATTTAAAATCGTTCACACTAAATAAACATCCTATCATAATAATTATATCATTTGTATTAAAATCTATATTTTCCCATTTGTTGTACAAAAATTTTGAGTTTTTAAACAATTTATATATTATTAAATAATATAATAGATTACTAATGTAGTATGATAATAAATTATAAATTTTATTAGATCCACATAGATTAATTCATCCAAACGTGGAAATAATAGATTTAATAATTGAATTGGGTCGAAGATTTAATGTAAAATCTATATATTAAACGCTACGAAATATTAAAGTGATTTTCTTATTTCCATTATATAATTACCCATTCTATTTTCGCCATACAATACATCGTCTAGAAAATTTCCACCCCAATATGAAGGACGACGTATAGCATTTCTATCAAATTCTAAAAGGTATAAATCTCCAGTTTTTTCCAAAACTTCTTTAAATTCGGTTATATTATATTTTTTTGTCAAAATTGTTTTCCATATTTTATCATTTGATTGAAAATCTTCTAAATTAGTTAATCCCAATTTTTTTATCATTTTTTTACTAGTTGCCATTTTAGCTATTATACCAATATTGTCCTTTTTTTTCCAATAATCAGATGTTTTTATGCTTACTAAGCTAAATCCGGTCCAATTACCTAAATCACCCCCAACACTAAAACGCAATCTGTCTTCAATTATAAATTTTTGCGATTGGAACATGTGTTCACTCGAGGGATATATTAATCCATCTAACTCTATACCCTCATTTATATTAGCAAAATTTGAAAGTTTATTGAATGGTTTTGTAGAATTCGAATGAAATTTTATATGCATCGCATTTATATGGCCGTTTTAATTTATAAATAAATTAAATCAATTTTTTCCGTGTATCTAATTTTGTATCGGAATTTATTATAATCTCTCCATTGGGTAAAAAAACTTTAAATTAATAGATTCATATTATATTAATCTAATGTAATGGTTCAAACATTTCCACCCCTTAACCGCAATACCAAATGAAGTGTACTTTCCTTTTGTACGTTGTAATCTGCTAATGTTCTTCCATCTTCAAGTTGCTTCCCTGCAAATATTAATCGCTGTTGATCGGGTGGAATCCCTTCTTTATCTTGAATCTTAGCTTTAATATTCTCAACCGTGTCGCTAGGCTCTACATCTAGAGTAACGGTTTTTCCAGTCAATGTTTTCACAAAGATTTGCATATATATATTATCTAAAGATAATTTTTTATATTATTTTAGTAATAATATTTTCAGTAGAATCTATATATGAATACAAGTTATATATAATGATAAAACCAAATATACACAAAATATTTTAAAAAATGTATGCAAAATTGAAAATATTGAATATTTTGATATGACCGATGAAATTTCAAAAGATCAATCTATTTTAATTAGTAATATTGGAACGGAGGGAGATGAAACACATTTTTCTGAAAAAGGAAAAAAAGTTATAAGTAAAGTAATATATGATTTTTTTAAATAACAATAAATATATATAATGAATTATTTATATTTATTATTACCTATGTTCAGTGTATATTTAGTAGGAGTATTTTATCCAATAGGAAAAGAAGCAGGAAAAGATATTCCATTTAGACCGCCATCTTGGGTATTTGGTCTAGTTTGGCCTATATTATTAATATTAATAGGATATTCATGGACTTTGAGACCAGGATTAACAAATTATTACTTAATTTTAACAATACTTATTGCTACATGGTCAATTTTTTATGCAAATAATAGAACACTTGCTTTTTTTAATATCTTAGCAACAATTGGAATAACAATTTATTTAATTTTACATAAATTCAAAAAAAAATCATCTTATTTATTAATTCCATTATTAGCATGGTTATCATTTGCTAGTTATTTAGCTTATAATTCTATTTAATTACGGGATAGGTCGGGGCGCAAACCAACATAGGGCCTTTGACGAGTTATGGGAGGAGGCGCAGCACCAATGGTAAATAGAGTAGCAGAACGTGTTGGTGTGGGTGGTGGTGGTGGTGGTGGTGGTGTCGAGGGAGAAGAGGTGTTACACTGCGATGCCTGGCGCTCTGCTGTTAGAAATTCGACAGGAACTCCACTGCTATGACGATGAACCATTGCAGCCGCGCTTCGATAAACTGCTTGCGTCTCTTCGTGTGATTCAGAATAATTAATAGCCTGTCCTGGATTAATTCCAAGATTTCCGGCTTCTAGAATAGCGTCCTGATTGGCAGCAAGATAAATTACCTTAATATTATATGTGTCTTCGGCTACCTTAATCATTTCCTTAATGCGTTTTTGTGTAAATGTTTGGCTACAATTTTCAAGTCCATCAGTAACAACGTAAATAGTGCAAAAATCATATGCGCCGGGGTTCATTAGCTTTTTTTCCATAAAATATGTTAGAGTATTTCCGATGGCATCAAGAAGCGCAGTTTGACCGCGAGGAACAATTTGATTTTCTTTCAGTGGGATTACATTATCAAGAGGAAGAGAACGAATAATCATTTCCTCTTGATTATCAAAGATTTTAACAGAAACATTAATTAGTGTATTATCTTCTCTTTGTTCGCGTAAAATTTCTAGAGTAGAATTAAATCCACCAACAGAATCAGCAATCTTTCCTGCCATAGAACCAGAGCGATCCATAATAGCAACTACTTCTTGTATTTTGATATTAATATTGGTCATTTTTGATAATATAGCAAATATAGTGCTTGTTTTTATTAATCAATTTTTTTTTTATTAAATTTTTTTTAAATTACATTTATATATATATATATATATATTCTAATAAGATGAATGATTTAGATTTATTGGCACATGAAAGACCTTTAACCCCGCCTATATATAAGTATACTCGGCCATCTAGTCCATTAGGAAAATCTTTAAAATTAATACATGAAACATATATTATTTCTCAGGATAGTCTAATAAATCAAGATAACTATATACAAGATAATAAAATACTAGGTGAAGATGCAAAAATAATAATAAAAATATTTAATTTAGAGATAGGGAATAGAATATATATAGTAGTACACCCCGATAAAACAAAACATTTATATAAACTAGATTCATCATTAAATTTGGTAAGAGTAAAAAATATAAATGCACAAGCTAAAAAAAGAAAAAAAATAAAAAAAAGAAAAACTTATAATAAAAAAGAAAAAAACACAAAAAAGAAAAAAACACAAAAAAGATAAATATATTTTTAAATATAAAAATATATTTATTATGATAATTAATTACGTATATAAATTATTAAATGTATTTACCTGAATTAGCGGGCGGAACAGGATTATTATTGTTAACAGCAATAAACGCTCCAATAAGTCCTTGGATAAGTAGAAAAATAGTTAACATTTTAATTTATATCATATTTTTCGTTGATTTTTTTTAAAAATTCAAATAAATTTTGAGAGATTGTTAATTTGTTATCGCAAAGTTCTTTATAAGTTTGTCTATTTTCTCCTAATTTTTTATCATAAATTAAATAATATCTTTCACTATCTTTTTCATGTTTTTTTAAAGAAACATATTTTGGTAATGTAATTTTTTTAACTTCTTCTTCGTGTTTTGTTTCTTCGTTAAAATTATTTTCAATATTTTCCAATATTATTTTAATTTGTTCTAATTTATCTAAAATATTAATTTTATTAGATTTACTAGAAGTATATACTTTATTAGTTGTAATTTTGGCATGTTTTTCAATCTTAAAAAATTCTCTAAATAACATTTTTTCACGATTATAACATTCTTTATAATATACAACATATTTTGGTATCATTGATTCTGTTATTTCGGATGGTAATTTAACAGCATTAGATTTCCTAACCCGTTTAGAATCGTCTTTAACAATTAATAAATTATTTAGTGATATATCCATTGTATATATGTAAATTAAATATTTTAACTTCATATCCGAAATTATTATTTACTTTAAGCCTATTTCTCTATTTCTTAAATGTTTATCAATTCTTACATGTTTTTTTAAATATGCACCAATACACGAATTACATTATAAAAGTATTTTTAAATATACTCATATTTTCATGAAAATATTCATCCTTTATTGGTAGAAAATTACTATTGTCTAAAGACTCTATACATATAAAACATTTATACATATTACTAATTAATATTATTTATTAAATAAATAATAAGTGCAACTGTAAATAATATTATTTATTTAATAAATAATAAGTGCAACTGTAAATAATCCTTGGGCGCCGCAAATAAATTTGGATAAGTTACTTACTGGATATATGTCACCATAGCCAAGTAGACAACCCGTGACAATTGCAAAATATAATCTATTAAAATATCTATTTATTAAAGAAGGGTCTACTTTTTCAGGATTTAATTCTTCTTTATTGACAGCTTCTTCTGTTTCTTTAGCAATGTTATCCATTGTTTTTTCTTTATTTAAATAATTAGCTCCCATAAAATTTTCATGTATTTCTTTTTTTGCTTTATCTTTAATAACTTCTTCTTTTACTATTTCTTTAAATATATTAACACCTGAAAAATGAGAATCATCTAATAACATATAAATAAATGAAAAAAAGAACATAAGAAATACTAATATAGTAATCTTATTAAATTTTACGTTAATTAAATTATCTATATTTTTTTGTAATTTTTTCAGCAATTTTATTAACTTCATTATATATTATATATATTTATATTAATTATGGTATATACAAAAAATAACAACCATATAAAAAGAAAAAGAAAAAATAAAACAATTAAAACAATTAAAACATCAAAAAGAAATAAAAAAGGTGGAGTCAGCGAAGAAATTGAAATTCCACATAATAAAACTTACTTTGAAAAAATACCACCGTCAACAGAAGGACTGACACCATTTAGCCTTATGGCACCAACAACAGGAGCACCATCATCAAGAATACAATCATCAACAGAAGCACTGACACCACTTAGCCTTCTGGCACCAACAACAGGAGCACCATCATCAAGAATACCATCATCAACAGAAGCACTGACATCACTTAGTCTTCTTGGACCAACAACAGCAGAATCATCAAAAATACCACCATCAACAGAAGCACTGACACCACTTAGCCTTCTGGCACCAACAACAGGAGCACCATCATCAAGAATACCATCATCAAGAGAAGCACTGACATCACTTAGTCTTCTTGCACCAACAACAGCAGAAGCACTGACATCACTTAGTCTTCTTGCACCAACAACAGCAGAATCATCAAAAATACCACCATCAACAGAAACATTGACATCACTTAGCCTTCTGGCACCAGTAACAGAAGCATCATCAAAGATACCATCATCAAGAGAAGCACTGACATCACTTAGCCTTCTGGCACCAAGAACAGGAGCAGCATCATCAAGAAGACCATCATCAGCAAAAGCACTAGCATCACTTGGCCTTCCGGGTGGTACCAGTTTTGCAAATAATATAAATAATGCAGGAAATATGTTACCCATGTTTGAACCTCTTCCAGTATTAGTTGGATTACTAGGATTAGTAATATTATTAACATTAAGATAATTATATTTTAAAAAGTTTAATATAATTATTTAGAATTTAATAGATTTAGTTAAATAAAGCCAGAAGAAAATACCTATGAATGCTTTTGATAATAAATCTAAGACATTATAACCGAAAATTTTAGTAAGAGTATCTGCTTGATAGAATATACCATAGAAAGCCCATAAAATAACAAATAAGAAATAAATTACCATAGAATTTAATGTTTTTTTATTTTTCATATATGTATTCCATATAGTACCGAACATTAATGTAAAGAATACAAACCCTAACATATTTGCGGATGTTTTAGGTAAAACTCCGGTTTCTCCAATATATCCGGAAGCCAACATTAAGAAATTGAATAATAATATTAATATGAATGTTCCAAAATTAACCACGTGTTTATTTTCTAATCCTAAAACCAAACATAATACCAATAACATAAGCGGAGTGCTAATACCCCAATCAGTATATCTATTTTCATTAATCTCTTCCAGTGGTAATTCTCCGTCCTTATTTTCGTTTTCGGCTTTATTTATTTTTTCTACAAAAATTCCATAAAAATAACCAGCGACAACAGATATACATGTTTCTAAGTTCATGATATGTCTAATTTTATGATCGGGATTTCTTAAAGCTTCAATAAAGCATATTGTTCCAGTGGTAATTAAAAAAATATAAGTAAAATAGAAACTATTTTTTACTAAAGATATTTGCATTTATACAATATAATAATATTAATTTTATTTAATATATAATATTAATTTTATTTAATATATAATATATAATCTTCAATCTGAAGATTTAATTTGACACAATAGAATTTCGGTTATTTCTTTAATATTATTTTTAATTTCTTTAATATCATTTTTAATTTCTTTAATATCTGCATCTGTATAATTGATATCTTCAATAGCATCATTAATTTGATATATTTTATTGTAAGGACAGGTTTCTAATCCAATTGCTAAATTGGCTAATTTATCCGCGTGACAGTTACCAATTGAATGAATATCATTATTATTTGTGTGTGCTAAAATATGAATAAAATCAACATTTTTAATATCTTTGTATAATTCATAAATTTCTTTTACTAATTTTTTATTAGGAATTTGTATATTGTTTTTATTCATATAATTAGTGTTATGACATTTTTCCCCATAATATGTTGCACAACTTATTGCATATTTAGAATCAGAAACAATAGTTATTTTTTTATTTTTTATAATGTCTTTTTCAATAATATTATAAGTTTTTATAATAGCAATTAATTCAGCGCAATTATTAGTTTGTTTTCCTTCTATTTTTTCAGATACATTACGGTAATCGTCTATTCCAAAAAATATACCAATACCGGCTAAACTATTTGGTTTGCCATTATTTGAACAAGCTCCATCAGTATATACAAAATAATCAATATCATTATCATTATCATTATCAATATCATTATCAGGTTTTATTTTACTATTATTAATTGATGAAATGAAAGTTTCCGCTTCTTCTTTGGTTTCAAATTTTTTATACAGAGCACCATTAAATCCTGATACCGATTCACTGCATTCATTCCAATTTAAAAACACACCAATACTACGACCATTAGCAACGGCATAAAATGACATCTATAATATATTTAAATTGTAGTTTTAATATATTATTCAATTTTTATTTTATTTTTTAATTATCAGGAATATACATGATTATTAAAAAAAAATATCTTATAAATAATCCAAGCCGGTTATTTATTCGCTAAAATCAATTAAATCTTCACAAATAACTTTTGACGGGTACTTTATTATCTTATTTTGTAATTCTATATTTAATTTCTCTAAAATTTCATATTTTTTTCTCATCTTATCTAATTCATCTTTATATTCATAATTCAATTTTTTTATTTCTCTCATCTCTTTACATTTATTATCAAACGCTTCATTTAAATTATTTGAACAACCAAATTCTTCTTTATATAATTTATTGGCTGGATAAAGACATTTTTTCTTATGTTTTGCCGTATTAAAATGACTGGAAATCATACTATAATATTTTTTTGGATAAAATGTTGTCCCGCAACAAATACAACCATTTGGAAATTTATTTTGCAAATCTCTAATATTTAAATCAATTTTTCCCGTGTTTAATTCATTTATTTTAGCTTCATAATTGGGTATAACTTCAATTATAGACATTACATTATTTATTATTAAATTTTTAAATTAATTTTACATTATAATTTATTCTATTTATCATCATTGTAAAATTTTTTTACTTTTGGATTAGCGCATATTTTAGTATAATCAAAGCTTGATAAATATAGTCCGCTTAAACTTCTGACTCTGGACAATGCAACATATGTTTGTCCATATTCAAATATATTTACACCAATATCCATTATCGCGGCATCTAATGATAAACCCTGGGATTTATGAATTGTAATTGCCCATGCATAAATTAATGGTATTTGTGATACTGCTACGTTTTTGTTTACTTCTGAATTCCAATTATAATAATTTATTAAAATAGGTTCAATTATATTATTAAATTTAACAAGGGGTAAATTATTATTAAAACCTACAACTATACCTTGGCTACCGTTAGCAATTTGAATATCACTATCTAAAGATATGTTAGCTATACACATAACGTGTGTTCCAATTTTTAATTCTAAAGTTTTATATGCCATTATGTTATTTGCTAAAAATTCGTAATCATTTTTTAATGATGAATTACTGTTAATTACTAAATTATGCATTTCACTTTCTACGGTTAATTCAGATTTTCTTGAACCTTTTAAATATTTAATAGTATATAGTCTTTTTTCTACATCATCACTAAGTTTTTTATATTCTAATGTATTAATATTATCTGTATCTTTTTTATAAGGTGAAATAATTGTTATAACATTTTCCTGTCTTAATTTATTTAATTCTTCAATTGTAAATAGTCGTTTTTCTAATGTTTCTTTTGTAGTATGTGTAATCCTGCCACGTCTAACATACTTTAATACTTTTAAAAATTCTTTTTCATCTTGTCTAAAAATTGATTTTAAAACAATTTGATTGTCTTGGGAAAATATTTCATACCATAATGCATGTTCAAAACAAAACATGGATGCCTCTTTTTCACTATCATTTGATTTAATAGGGGGTAATTGATAAAAATCTCCTGAAAATATTAATTGTAATCCACCAAATGGAATATCTGGTTTATTATATAATTTTCTTCCGATTTTATCTAATATTAGTAAAATTTTTAAGGACATCATACTAACTTCATCTATAATTAAACATTTAAGATGATACCAATTTTTTAATTTATATTTTTTGTTAAAAACATCATTTAATACATCTTCAATATTTTTATTAGCCAATCCAATACCAGCAAATCTATGTAATGTAGTGGCTTTGCAATTTAATAAGATACTAGCACATCCTGTTAACGCGCATACTTGAATTTTTTTATTATTTTCTTCACTATAATTTACTATAGTTTTTATCAAAAATGATTTACCTGAACCCGCTGGACCGGTTATAAAAACATTTTCTCCGTTTTTATATTTATCAAAAATAATATTTTGTATTTCATTTAATTTATACATTATTAATACTTATTTTTTTTTAAAAACATTATCAATTTATATTTATATTAAATTTATAAATAAAAATTATAATTATTATTTGCAAAAAAAAGGATAGCAAATAAGGTGCTTAATTACTATACGCAAGGCCTCCCATACCACTCATGATACGGAGGACATTGTAATTGACGGCGTAGACACGGACTTTAGCAGTGTTGACACCCTGGACAGTCGCGTTCGAGAGGACGAGCTGTAGGGTCGCATTGTCAATACGCGAGAAATTACATGTGCCCGATGGCTGGTGCTCTTCTGGGCGAAGGGCGAACGAGTAGACATTGATACCGGTGTCAGGGGCACGGGTGTGGTGCTGGAAGGGCTGGACAAGGTCGAAGTATGTACCTTCACGCTCGGAGAAGCGGTCCTGGCCATTAAGCTGTAATTTGGCAACTACAACTGGATTCTCGCCCCAGCAGTGCATGTCGAGTGCGGTTTCAGCGAGAACGAATGTGCCGGCATCAGAGACACCCGAGTCACCATCGGTGGTCAGCGCATTAGTACTCATTTCAGCACCATCATTGGCGAACGGGTCTTCAAAGTATCCAGACGCAGTGACGAAGCCATGAGCACCAGATGTGGCAGAGGCTCCGCCGAAGGCGTGAACCGCGTTGGGTAGGGCATCGAAGGCATCGGTGTAATTGAAAGGCTGCGCACCAAGTAAATTGTTAAGCTGGGTGTTGCTTGTTAGTGAGGCACAGTAGTCAACATTGGCATCGGGCTGGACAACCCAGACTAATTCTTTGCAGGGGTGATTTAAATTGAGTTTGATTTTATTAGACGAGGAACCAACCGATTCATCACCAGTGAACTGGAGCTGTTCAATGAGGTATTCGTGGGGATTCTGTGCCATGCGTCTGCGTTCGTCGGTATCTAAGAAAATGTAGTCGACGAAAAGCGAGGCCGCGGCGAGCGACTGTTTGTAGGCATCGGAGATTTTGCTGCCCTGGCCGTCGATTTTGCTGACAGCCCATAAGCATTCTTCAATATTGCGAATGTCAAGGTTAATTTTGACTTCGTGGTACTGGAGCGCGATTAAGGGTAAGGCAAGGCCAGGATTGCGGCAGTACCAGAACTGAAGGGGAACGTATAGAGTGGTTTCTGGTAGAGCATTACGGGGAGCGCATACCTGGCGGACACTATCGGCAGAGCAAGGACCATCGACCTCCGCGAACCGGGGGTCACAGACGTATGTAAGCTGGGTAGTGTTACCAACCATTTTGTGGTAACCACGCTCCTGTTCTTTGGAGAGGGTGAGCTGATTCCAGATGTGCATCCAGTCACCGTATTGACGGTCAATGCGCTGACCACCAATTTCAACTTCAACCTGGGAGATGAGCTGTTCTCCGGGGAAGTCTAACCATCTGGCGTACACGTCGCCGGTGTCGAGTGACTGACCAATTTCAGGAAGGGTGATCTGTAGGTATGTGCGATAAGCTAAGTCACCATTGCGGGAGATGGTGCAAGTAACGCGGCGACCGAAATCAGCCTGACCGTTGAAAGTTTGTTCAATAGATTCCATCGCAAAGTTGGTGTGACGACGGTATGTAACTTTCCAGAAAGTTATCTGGGGATTACCAGTAAGATAAACATCTTGAGCCCCGTAGGCAACTAATTGCATTAGACCTCCAGCCATTTTTTTATAATATGACAAAAGAAAAAAAATTTGAAATATTTAATTTAATTATAACTAATTAAAGTTTTTATCATTAAATATATATAAATTTAAATTACAATACATAAATATAGTATAAATGAATAAAATATCAGGAAAAAATGTAACATTAGATAAGAAACATAGTGAAATGATAGAAGAATTCAAAAATAATGAGGAAGTATTAATTCCTAAATATAATGCTGAAATTGAAAGAATAGAAAAATTCCTAAATAATTTAAAAAATAGAAAAAAATTAGATAAAATTGAAACTGCGCAAAATAGAAAAAAAGAATTAAAAAATAGTTTATATAAATTAGAGAAAGAGAGAAAGGATTATTTTTTAAATAATTCTAAATATATTTTTGATTATTTTGAAGAAAAGAAGAGTATAACAAGTAATATAGATTCAAAAATGGGTGTAAACAATAGTAAAATAAATCAATTTTTTTATATAGATGAACAAGAAGAAAATACTCAAGTATGCGATGATAAATTTAATACGGTTGATAAATATTTTTATAATATAAATAATTCATTTATAAATTATGATAATTATTGTTATGAATCAGATATATGTAAGTTCTGTTATAAAGGAGAGATGGTATATGTAGAAACAGATGGTATATGTATATGTAATAATTGTTCACGTTCAACGAAGTATTTAATTGAAAATGAGAAACCATCGTATAAAGAACCACCAAAAGAAGTATGTTTTTACGCATATAAAAGAATAAATCATTTAAGAGAGATATTAGCACAATTTCAAGCAAAAGAAAGCACACATATACCAATCGAGGTATTTGAAAATATAAAAAATCAAATAAAAAAAGAGAGATTAGAAATAAAAGATTTAAGCAATAAGAAAACGAAAGAAATATTAAAAAATTTGGGATATAATAAATATTACGAACATATACCATTTATAAAAGATAAATTAGGGATAAAACCACCGGTAATGTCTCAAGAGTTAGAAGAAACATTATGTAATTTATTTATGGAGATTCAAAAACCATATTCAAAATATTGTCCAAAAGATAGAGTAAATTTTTTGAATTATTATTATACACTTTATAAATTGTGTGAATTATTAGGAGAGACTAAGTTTTTGCCGTATTTTCCGATGTTAAAAGACCGGGAAAAAAGAGTGGAACAAGATGCTATATGGAAATTAATATGCCAGGATTTAGAGTGGGATTATATACCAACAGTTTAAATACAATTATGATAACATTCTATTTTCCCCTATTTGCGGAGAAATCTCCATATTGGATAATTTGAATTTTTGCCATATTATTATTTGGACTATTTTTAATATATTCTGGTTATAAATTTAAGGATTTTTATTATTTTTTTTATTTTTATTTTTATTAATAATATCAATTATTTTGGGTAATATTTTTTGATCCCAAAAATATTTATATTATTAATAAAAATAAAAATAAAAATATAAAATTAAATAATGACTACAAATATTATACCAACGTGGGAAGAATATTTTAAAGACATAGTTAATTTAACATCTACGCGTTCATCCTGCGAGAGATTACAGGTTGGTTGTATTTTAGTGAAAGAAAATAGAATTATAGCACAGGGATATAATGGATATATATCAGGGTGTGAACATAAGACAATAATGAGAGATAATCACAATATAGCAACCATACACGCGGAACAAAATACAATAACCGATTGTGCAAAAAGAGGTGTTAGTTCAGATGGATGCACTGCATATATAACACATTATCCTTGTTATAATTGTATGAAATTATTGGTTTCAAGTGGAATAAATTCAATAAAATATATAAATGATTATAAAAATGACTATTTAGTTGGTAAATTGGCTAATAATAAAAATATAATAATAAATAAAATAGTTATTTAATAAATAAAATAGTTATTTAATAAATAAAATATTCAGATTGTTGTGTAGGAGTGAAATATTTAATTATGAAACGACATAATTATTATTAAAATTAAAAAATAATTATATAAATACATTTTAAATGATAAATTTGCTAAACACAGTTTCTTTAGGATTATTTTTTTTATATTTTGTTTTAATTAGTGGGTCGTGTAGTGAAATTTTAAATTGTGGATTGCGAAGATACATTAATGATTCTGTATGGTTTAAACATGTAATGATTTTTTTATCTATTTACATATTTACATTTATTTTGAACTGGTATACGATAGATTCTATCGTGGTAGAAAATAATGAAAATATAGGAAATAAAGAAAATATAGGAAATAAAGAAAATATAGGAAATAAAGAAAATAATGTAGAGTACTCTAGGTTAAAATATTTATATAATTCATTATTGTATAGTTTGGCTATATATATAATATTTGTTATGTCAACAAAGGCAGAGGGTAAATATCTGGCTGTGTTTTTACTACTATCTGTAATATTAGTAATTATTCAAATTATATTAAAAGCATTATATGGTTCTTACAGTGAATTAGATGTACCTCATATATTTAAATTTTTACCTTTCGTGTATTTAATTACCTTTATAATTTTATTAATAGGTTTATATAAATATTATATAAGACAAAGACATGACCACAATAAAAACTGGGACATTATAAAATTCATATTTGGAAATAATAAATGTAATATGTAAAATTATAATAGTTCTTCAATTAAAAAATATAAGAATTGTTATTTTGTAATAAAACAATTGCTTTTATTTATTGTTAAAAGGTAATAATAAAATAAAATAAAATAAAATAAAATAAAATAAAATAAAATAAAATAAAATAGTCTATAAATTGTTATTTTACATATTTGGATATTTCTAAATATGTAAAAAGATTTTAAGATATGCTTAATGTTAATTGATTAACGAGTTTAATTAATATATAAAAAATGGTTGCAAATAATATACTATTAAAAAGATAACCATATAAGTTAGGATTAGCATCATTACTAAATAAAACAGGTAATGTTTTTTTTAGAGTTTTTCTAAAAATAGGTAATTGAAATAGGAAATATAAAACAGAAACTAGTAGAGGTAATTGAAACTCATTATAAAATGCATCTAAACTATCCAAAGAATTTTGTTTTTTTGTATTTTGGGAAATAATGTCTTCTTGGGTTTGAGAATTAGAAATATAATCAATATTTTGAGGTTCAGGTATAAAATTAGGTTTGATTTGTGTATCATTATTTAGGGCAGTTGGATTAATAGGAATATCTCTACTAGGTAATCCCGTGGCACCGGCCATAGTAGCTTTTTGTAATTGGCTTATCATTTCGTTATAATTATTTTGATTATCTTGTTGGTTTTGTTCAGGTTGTTTTGTAGAAATTTGTTGCATCATGGGGTTGGCCATTTGAGCAGTAGTTTCAGCAACAACTTCATTTTTAGTTAAAACAACATTATTAGTATTAGAATGATTTTGTAAAGGCATATCAATTGAATTAGGAATAATATTACCTGGTAGTTGAGAAATAGAAGTTGTTCCTGAAGAAGTTTCCATAATAAATATTTATTATATTATAGTAAATATTTATAGACTAAATTACGCAAATTGTATTGTTTTTGATTTATTATTACATTTAGTAGCCGTTTCTCTCATTATAAAACATTCGTTATTATTAGAATCAAAAGAAAAAATTTGGTCTCTTATAGCATTTTGTTCAGGTCCAATAAAATTGTAACATTTTTTTCCGGTACAAAATTTTCTAAATAATGTTGCTAATCCTAAACCTAAAATAATTGCTAAAATAAATCGTCCACGCTCGGTATATAATATATTTTTAATGGCAGTACTAAGTCCTTTTCCTATCATTATATATAATATAATATATTTATTGTACAGGAATATGATTAATTTTAGATTTTTCAGATGGACATTTAATTTTTTCCATAGTATATTCAAAACAGTTATCAGCTTTATCTTTATATTGTAAATAATCAATGTTGGACGGAGTAGGGTAAACAGATATTTTTTTTTTCTCATTATCAAAATACATAAAAACAAGTCCTACTAATAAACTGATTAAAAAAACTTTAATATTAATTAATTTAAGTAAATTATTTACCATTTAATATATTGTTATAAAAAAATTATTGTGGTTTTTTAATAAGTTCTAAATTTTTAAGATTGTATTTACATTGTATTAGATAGTTATTTTCTTCATCTGATTCAATTCTATTATGTTTATATTTTAATGTAGTTATATGCTCATCTAATTTTTTTAATTTACTAGTATACAAAAATAGAGCATCTTTTAAATATGTTGTTTCTTCAGTTTCTTTATATAGTTTCATAAAATGTTTAAAATCATTTATTAATGTATTTTGTTCTACAAGTTTTTGATTAAGTAATTCTTCGATTTCTGGATTATTAGTAACAGAGTTATATAGCGAGAATAAATTATTATATAATTCTTGAATACTGCCTACATCAGTTTTAAGATTTTCAAATAATTCAATAGCTTTCTCTTCTTCAATATAATTAAATAAAAAATTTAGTTTGGTTAATATTATTTGTTTTTTTTTATTGATTAATGAAATATTTGTTTTCTTAACTTCATCATCAATTAATACAGAATTCATTTTAATAATTTCTAAATTAAGATTGCATGGGCTACTAGTATTACCACATGTAGCACGTAATATTTTATTATTTTCAAAAAAAATAGTGCCACCATTCTTTCCACAATTAATACATTTAAACTTGTTTTTTGAATACAATTTCTTTTTTGATTCAATAGAATCATTAGAATTGATAAGTTTATTAATAAATGTTTGCTTCCGTGAAGTATACCCGTTTTTAAGATTATAATAAGTTTTTAATTGTTCTAAATATTTAGAATAATCGGTTTCTTGGACGAGATTTTTTTGAAATGAATCTTCCATATTATAAATTAAAAATATATTTTTCTGTCCAATAAAGACGCTTCTGGATGATTACTAAAATCTGGTAAATTTGTTATCATATTATTTTGAAATTTCTGTTTATTTTCTAAATTAACACGATTATAATAAACTAATTTAGACATAATATATTCTTTATCTTGAATAGTTTTTTCATAGTTTTCTTGGGGTGTTTTATTTCCTTTATATCTGTAAAATAATATTATCCCTAAAATTGAGAAAAATAAAACGACTAATGATATATTATACATTAAATTATAATTTTTTTGTTTATAGTTATGACATTCTTTTAAAACACCTTTAAAAAAATATTTTACGCCCGGTTCAATAAGTTTGGGTTTGTCAATGTTTTCATTATTTATATATGAATTATTTAAATTTAAATAATTATTTATGTTTTTAAAATCCATTTAATATTAATAATTATAGTTATTTTATAAAAATAATTTATACATATAGATATAATTAGTAATGTATTCTGTAACAAAATTAGCAAATAAAGAATTAAATAAAGAATTTAAAAAACTACCAAGCGCAACTACATCAGTTATTTTTTTTATTACAATGAGTTTAATGTATGGTTTTATAATGATTTATACTACATTTAGTTCAAATACTTTATCGCAAGTATCAAGTAATTCATCAAATCAAATTTATACACTTATATATGTAATATTTTTGATAAGCGGAACATATTTTATTAATGTGGGTATATCAAAAAGTATTTGTAATGAAAATACAATAAAATGGGGAACTGTATTTACATTAACATTATTGCCATGGATAATAATATTTGGACTATTATATTTTCTATTAGAATTGTTTCCTGGATGGATTAATCCATTCTCAAATACAATTGGATATATAATTGTAAATGCTTTAGGTTCAACAACCACTTTACAACAGGTATTAAAACTGTCTTCGGAGGAGAAAAATACAACATTAAAAAAAGCATTAGAAAATATAGAAAAAAATTATTCAAGGTTTATAAATGAAATAGATACAAATGAATATGAATTTAAACAGTTTATAAAACAATTAAGTAATGAAAGTTTTATAAAATCAATAGGTGATAATACAAACAACGAAGAACAATTATATGGAAATCCAAAAGTAATTGAATTATTTGCATTAGTAAAAATAAAAGAATTAATAGGTAAATTATTTTGGTATATATTAGCAGGAACATTAATAGCATCTATCAGTTATAATTTTTTAATAAATATGACTTGCGAGAAAACATTAGATCAATCCAAAAAAGAATATTCTGAATTATATAATAATTCAGATAATCCAGTTTACGGTAAAAAATGGCTAAAATTATCAGAAGAACCAAGTGAAGCGGATAATCAAGATTATACAACTCGTTTATCAGAATTTATTACTAAATTTGGAAATCATTTATTAACCACACAAGATAGTAATAATGAAGTATCATTAGAGAATCATCAATTAAGAAGTATTCAATTATCATTTGAGGAATTACCAACAAATTGTTTTATTCAAATTGACAATAGTTATTTTAGACCAATTGAATAAATAAAATAATTATGAAAAATGTTATTTATGATTAATGATTTTAAAAGAAAAATTTTTGTTTTAGATAAATCATGTATTTGGATTGTCTAAAATTATATTACGCATATACATTTATTTATATTTATAGTTAATATAAATAAATTTATTTTTTATTACTTCTTTTTTTGTTACTTCTTTTTTTGGTACTTCTTTTTTTATATTTTTTAGTTTTTTTTATTTGTTTTTTGCCTCGTCTTCTTCTTTTTGATTTTTTTGCTTTTTTTGATTTTCTTTTTCCGCCCGCCTTCCCAAGCAGCTCCCGCGCCGCGTGCAGCCGCTCCGCCGCATGCGAGGTGAGTACTGCGACCCCAGATGACGACGTGGTGTTTCTAGATTCTAGTGGTTTTGGTGTGGGCAGCGGTATCCGTTTGACATCCTTTCCCGCCGCCACCATCGCCCGACGCGCAAAGTGCCTCGCCTTCCTCGCCGCCTCCCCCAAATCCGCTCCCTCCGCCGCCGCCATCACATTCGCCGCCGCCTCCAAGGCAACACCCGCCGCCTCCAACTCCTGCTGTGCCTTTATGCGTGCGACCTCCACCGCCTCGGCTTCCGCCGCCGCTGCCGCTGCCGCTGCCG